CTTACCTTTGCACCCGGCATTGGAGAGAAAGGTTTCTGAAATAAAAATACTAACTCATAGTTATCAGGTATAGCTTCTCGTATATGTATGTACTTACTATACTCTGCATAGTCCCAGAACCTACCTTTAGCTTCTAGTAAAATTGTTTTACCATCTATAACCTTTACAAAATCAGGTTCGTATTTATGCTTAACAACATAATTAATATTATCCCAATGATGTTTCCATTCTTGTAGTACAGTTTCATGTAGGGTTGCTTCCCATAAACTGTCATACCCTTTAGGAATACCAACCTTCTTTGGTCTGGGTTTTCTTGGTACTCTTCTAGGCATCTAACTCTTCTAAATGAAAGTTAGGATTTTGTTTTACTTTCTTATAAAACCATCTAAGACTATAGGCACTTAACATAAATTTATTGTTAGCAAAGATATGTGTTTGCTCTGGTAGAAACTCATGTAAGTTTTTCTTGTTAATCTTTTTAGTATCTTCTCCTTCAGGAACCATAGTCCTTATCCAATCAATAAGTAATCCTTCAGCTTTACGTCTTAATAATTTTGATTTCTTACCACTCATATATTCTTTACCTCTATAACATTAGGAACTTTAGGTACTTGAGTTAGGTATCTATAACCTGTTGAATATTTAAACACTCTTAAACCTTGTCCATCGTTAGCATCTTTATGACAATCAAACTTAAACCTACACCAAGTACAACCTTTTGCAAGTTTCATGTTACCAGACTTTCCATCTGGTTCATCATCATAACATTTATCAGGAGGTGTTGCTAACTTAACAGCCTTTTTAATATCAGTTATTTTCTTTTTGATATTAGGCTTATCAAAATTATCAGGCTTGAACATAGCTAACTCTCCTGACTCTTTATTAAGAGCAAGAAAACCACCATGAGTAGTTCCTTCTGCTGATTCGTATCCTGCAAGTTGAGCCATGTATCCGAATGGGTCATCCTCTGCTAGAGTACCATCTTTAAATTTCTTAAAGGCATAGCTTGAAGCAGTCTTTACATCAACAACTTCTCCATCAATAACACAGTCCATGTGTCCTTTGATTCCAGAAACTTTTATTTCTTTTTGTTCGCTAGTAACTTCATGCCCAGATAACTTAACAAGAAATAAAACTATTTCTTCAAGCAAGTGTCCGTATAAGAACTTAATAAATGTAGGTGGAGATATGACTTCTGTATTATCAGAATCAGAGTTCATCTCATACCATAACTGTCTAGGTTGTTTGCCTATGTTAGACATACGTAAGGCAGGTTTACCTCTTGGACTAGGATGAGACCAGTCGTATAGAATCTGTTTCATAGACTCTCCAAACTGCTCTATTGTGTCTTCATCTATGTTAAGATGTTCGCCTTTTCCTAATGCCGACAATTCATTATATATATCTTCTACTAATGTGTCAAGTGTTTTCTTATTTTTTTTCATCTTCAGTTTCCTTAAATGCTTTGATTACATCTGATGAGAATAATTTCTGAAGATTAACTAAGAACATTCTACTAGCGTTATGGTCTCCACCACATACAGTTTTAAAACTATCAAGGTCATCAACAATAGTTCTAAGTACATCTGTTTTAAATACAAGAGTACAGAACTCGTTATCTCCTACACATAAATTATGAAACCAATAGTCTGATTCCGTTGCTCTAATTCCTGATGGTTTATTCCAAGACTCATACTCTATACATATGTTACCTGTCTTCATCCACATACCCTTCTCTGATTTAACTTCTATCTTCTTACCAGTAAGCATATCTTTTATTTTATCTTCTCTTATCTCTCCATACTCTAGGTCAATATCAAATTTCTTTCTGTCTTCTTTAGTGGGTTTCACTCCAGTTATCTCCTATCTTGTATTCGCCATCCAACGGACAACGAAGATTAAAATGTGTTCCTGCTTTTATTATACTATCTACTGCAAAGTTCCCTACAAAATCAGCTTTATCTTTTGGTACTTCTATCTGCCACTCATCATGTATGTTAGCTACGAATTTATAATCCATTGCATTTAATCTTAACACATCATCTAACATAACCAATGCTTGTTTCATTACGATAGCACCTGCACCTTGTAGTAAAGTATTCAATGCTGAATGTTGATTACGAACATACAGCTTCCTACCATCTAATCCTTTGAGGTAATTTTTTGCTGATGCTCTTTGTACCCTGTCTCTAAGAGACTTAAATGTAGGCTTATTATCAAAGAAATATTGTCTAGCTCTCTTACCATCTGCTGTATTTCCTCCGACCACGCTACCAAGTTTTTCATCTCCTGCTCCGTACATAAGTGCATAGATGAATGTCTTTGCTTTATCTCTAGATTCAAGGTTTGCAAGTTGTTGATTAGCGGTGTGTATGTCTCCATTGAGAATTTCATTTGTATACTCCTCGTCATTCATGTAGTGAGCTAACATTCTAATCTCAAGACCAGAAGCATCAACTCCGATTAAAACATTACCTTCTTCTACAGTCCAACATGCTCTACATTCTTTACCATAAGGACTATAAACTGCCGGTACTTGTGCCATGTTAGGGTTCCTGTGTGTCATTCTTCCTGTGATAGCACCGTTAGGTATCACAAAGCCATGTACTCTACCATCATCTTGTACTCCTTCAACCCAAGAGTCAACTTGAGCTATACGCTTTTGAAGTAGTAAGAAGTCTGCTATAAGTTTAGCTTCGTGTATGTGTGTGATTGCTGATAGAGTTTTCTCATCTACTATAGGTTGACCTGTTGGTGTAAACCTTTCAGGCTTCCAACCAAAGTCAATAAGATATTCTCCTATCTGTTTACGACTACCAAGATTAAAGTCTTGTAGTGTTTGTCTCATAAAAGGTTCAAAGTTATTTGTATCTAAACATCTTTGATACTCATCATCTGTAAGTCCACGCTTTGATAAGTCTCCATCTTTTTTAATATAAGGATTAACTAACTTATCATCTACCCATTTAGGTTTGAATGTATTATGAACTTCATCTTCAATGGATTGTTTCTTTTCTCTAAGTTCAGCAAGTAATAACAAAGCTGATTCCAAATTAAACTTAAAACCATTTACCTCTTGCTGTTTCATTATCCTAGCTACGCCCTGTTCTAAAGCTATAGATTGTTTAGAGAATCCTTTACTCTCCTCTCTAAGTTTTTTAAGAACCAAGGCATTGACTTGTACATCTCTAACACAATAGTCCATCATCTCTTTAGAATAATTAAGATAGTCTGAGAACTCTATCTTATGATAGCCTAATTTATATCCCCACTTCTCAAGGCTATGTCCACCTTCTCTGTTGGGATTAAATAACCTAGACAATACAAGAGTATCAATGACTGGTATCTTTGACAAGTCAACACCACCGAACTTCTCTACCATTGGTATATCAAATCCGATGATGTTATGTCCTATTAAAGTATCTGCATTAGCTAACAGTTCATAACCTTCAGACAGTTTACTTGGTGGATATTTATATATCTCACCAGTGTCCATGTCTTGTGCAACGATACAATGTACCAGAGTTGCTTTTAAGTCATCTGTTTCTATGTCAAATACTAAGTCCATTAAAATGCCTCATCTAAACTATTGTCAAAGGTTATATCCTCATCTGTTAGTTCAGATAGTCTACCAGTTTCTCCATCGTATATAACTCTACAAGCCATACCTACATCTCCAGTATACCTTGATTTAAGTATACGAAGTCTTGTAGTCCTAGCTTCTTCAGGGTCATCTGATTGTTGATTACGTTCTAATGCTATCACACAATCACTAAGTTGTCCAATACTATTTGAACCTCTTAGATGAGATAGAGATACTTCAATACCGTTCTCATGTCCTTTGTTACCATCAACTCTACGTAAGTGTGAAACCAAAATGATTCCTGCACCTGTCTCTTCTACCAAACTTCTTAGTCTAGTCATAATAGTATCAATAGCACGTCTCTCATCTCCTTCATGTACTGCACTAACTAACATATGTAAATGGTCAACGACCACCCACTTGCAGTCGCAACCTATAATCATAAAGCGAAGCTTAGTAAAGATGTCATCAATATCATTAGTCCCAAAGTGTGAATGTACCCACACCCTGTTCTTGTTCTGACCATCATAAAGTATATCAAACATCTTATCTAATTCTTCTTTAGAAAACTTCTCACGTTCTTGGTCAACGTATAACCTAGCGTTAGCTTCAATAGATAAGATACCATCAATGGTTCTTCTCCAATCTTCTTCTAGTGCTATGATACCTACGTTATCTGTAGTGTTCTTAATAAGATGATGTTCAAGTTCTCTTGTAACACTTGACTTACCAAGACCAGTACCACCTGTAAGAGTTACAAGTTCTCCTGCTCTAAGACCATAGAGTTTCTTGTTCAATCCTTCATAAGGATAAGGTACGCTTTGTTTCTTCTCACGATTATGAAACTTCTCACGCTGTTCAGAAACATTTATAACACCAGAAGGTGTATAAACTTTACTAGCCCACCAAGCTTCAACAAACTCTTTATGCTTGTTGTTTCTTAGCATATCGTTAGGGTCTTTCCAACCATTAGGCAACGTAACTATACGAGCTTTTCCCGGTTTGAAAAGTCTAGCAACTTTAATACTAGCTTCTTGTCCTGCCTTATCTTTATCAAAAGCAATGATAACATTTTCAAAGTCATCAAAGAACTCTAAGCTTTCCTTGATATCTCTGACTGCACCATTTGCTCCACGCTTAATAGATACTACAGCCCACTTAGAACCAAGCAGTTCATAAGTAGCCATAGCATCACACTCCCCTTCAGTAATGGTAACGTACTTACCACTCTTGAAAAGTTGTTGACCAAACAAACCTGTATCATTATAACTACCAGATACAAAGAAGTCTTTGTCCTTACAGTTACGAATCTTAGTAGCTGATAACTCATGCCCATTATAGTAAGGGTAAAAATGTTTAACGACATTACCTTGTAAGTCATGTACACATTTAACCCCATACTTCTGAGCAGTGTTCATGGAAATCTTTCTGTCCGTAAGGGCTGAAAACTTTCCTTCTCCTACTGTATCTGGTTGTTTAATTGGTGTTGTTGTTTCTGTTTGCATATCCTTTCCTCCACATGCTTTAGTATAGCTAGGCATAAACTCTCCACAGCTAAAGCATTTTGCTGAGTCATCTTCGTTGATTCCTACAGCATCACTGCTTCCGCAAAGTGGACAAGGTTGATGTAACTTATCCCAAGTTTTATCCATGTTAGCCCTCACTATGAATTATGATTCGTCTTCTGAATCTTCTACAACTACTTCTTCTTCTTCCTCTTGTTCAACTACTGCTTCAGGACTTTCCTTTAGCACAGCTTCAAGATTATTCTGGTGTCCTTGTGAAGCATAGTTCAAAGCTTCAACCAACACGTTCAAAGTACCTATCTTACTAATAGATACGTTAGCACCTGCTCTCTTCTGTTCGTCCTCAATCTTTGAAACATCATAGACTGATTCGCCATCAGCATTTTTGATAGTAATAATCATATTAAAATTCCTCGTTGTCTGAACTCGGTTCAGTATATTCTATTAGGTTAGTAACCTTCACAGCTATTAACTCTGCAAACGTACCATACTTTCCTGTGTAAGGTTTAATCTTCACAGTAACTTCTGAGCCATTACCAAGACTAACATCTAAGTCATTGCCATCGGCATCAACTAACTTAGGTGCAGGATTGGTTGTCCCATCATGTCGTTCTACTTTTCTACTGAATGAGAAAGCAGGTTCATCATACTTAGCTTGACCATCTCTGGTTCTAACTCTTGATAACCCTGCACCCTCTAATCTGGTAGCAGTATCTTCATCAGTCAACACAACTATTCCGTACTTATGTGGTTCAAACTTAGTGTTTGGTGTGCTGACATTAGCCCACATAGCTTTTCCTTCTACATACTCATACATATATTGTACCTCCTATAGGTTTAGTTTTTAGTATTAAGTGTTTGGAGTCTATCATACTTTTTCTTTTTGTGCAAGTCTTTTCTGTCTCCTTCTTGCATTGTTTCTATCTCGTGTAAATTGTATAGCACTTTGCAAGTCTTCCCATAACTCATCAAGTGCTTGTTTCTTTTGTTCTTTGTTAAGTCTTGTAATGATTTTGATATCAGACTTCTTAGGTATCCAAGTATCCCAGTAAGCTTTGTCCATGTCTTTCCATGTCCAACCTATCTGCTTGTCTAGTGTTGTTGATTTAAAATATAAATTCATAATAACCCTCGTGTTAAAAGTGGGTACTTTA